TACTTCCTTAAATACGTTAAGATTGTAAATCCGGATAAAGGGGAAATTTTATTCGAACCCAGAGATTACCAATGGGAACTTCTGGAAAAATTCCAAGCACACAGATTCAATGTTGGATTATGCAGCCGTCAAAGTGGTAAAACAACCATAGTTTCCGCTTATGTCTTATGGTATGCTATTTTTCACTCAGATAAAAATATAGGTATTGTTTCAAACAAAGAGTCAAGTGCTAAGATGATTCTAGCAAGACTCAAAAGAATGTATGAGTCACTGCCAATCTGGTTAAAGCCAGGTGTTACTGAATACTCAAAAACATTTACTACGTTCGATAATGGAACAAGAATAGTTATATCAGCAACCTCACCCGATGCCTTTCGTGGTGAGTCAATGAACCTACTATGTTGCGACGAGTTCGCATTCGTCCCTAGTGTAGCAGCCGAAGACTTCTGGGCTGCTAACTACCCCACCATTTCTGCATCCGAAGAAGCAAAAATCATAATCATATCTACTCCAAATGGATTGTTCAATATCTTCCATAGAATATGGTCACAAGCCTTAGCTGGATTAAACACCTTCGTTACAACAAAAGTGAGTTATGAAAGAGTTCCGGGTAGGAACGAAGAGTGGGCAAAAGAACAAATCAAAAACCTTGGAATGATGAAATTTAATCAAGAGTTTGCAGTTGAGTTTATTGGTTCTACAAACACCGTTCTTAACTCAGAAACTATTAAAGTACTTTTAGCTTCTCATAAAGACCCTAACTTTATGGACTTAGATGATAGATTAAGAATTTGGGAAAAACCAAAAGAAAGAGCAGTATATGCTATGGGAGTAGACCCCTCAAAAGGAACAGGTGAACACTGGTCTACAGTACAAATTTTTGAAATAATATCGTTGAGACCTGTAAGAATGGATCAAGTTGCTGTATTTGAACATAACTTAACTGATGTATATGACTTCTGTGATATAATTGATAGGCTTTCAATGTACTATAACAACGCATATATTATGTGTGAAAATAATGGCGAGGGCGCTGCAGTAATTCAAAGACTATGGTGGGATATAGAAAATGAAAATTTAGTTAACTCTGGTTCTAAGACTACAAGTCTTGGTATTAGAGCATCAAGATCAACAAAACCAAAAGCTGTTTTGCTTATGAAGAAACTTATTGAAGATGGCAGTGTAAAAATAGTTGATAAAAACACCATCGAACAACTCAGTTCTTTTATTGAAGAAAATAATAAATTCTTTGGTAAAGATAAACCGGATGACTTAGTCTCTGCACTATATTGGTGTATATACTTATTAGAAATGGATATTCTTGATGAAAGTTATGGGTTCATTAAAAGAGAAGATGATGAAGATGGATGGGGCGTCTTATCAGACGTGGAATCAGACGTCGAAGATTGGACTTGGTTGACCGATACTGAAGTTTTTGAATAAATAGATAAATAGAGTAAAAGGAACTAGAATGGCTATAACAAAAAAACAATTAGCAGAAAACATAAAACGTAGACTAGGTTATCCTATGGTAAAAATAGAACTTCATCCACGTCAGATTGAAGATGCAATTGACTATGCCCGTGATAAGTTTATCAAGTGGGCTACGGGTCAAGCGACATCGGAAACATTTCTTACTATGTTACTATCTGCTGGTCAAAACTTTTATGACTTACCAGTTGGTGTAACTGAAGTTTTATCATATGATGATAAAGGTTCTTCATGGGGCATCAATACATTATTCACAATTGATAACTACTTATACACTAGAGGAGTATTTGATCCTGTAATTTGGGGATCAGGTGGTGACTATAACTTAGTTTCATATCACATAGCTAGAGACTTTTTAAATACGCTTAAGATGTACACACCAAGTGTATATAACTGGAAGTATCATAGATTTACAAATCAAATAGAAATTCATCCACCGCCACCATCTGGGAACTCAGTTTCTGTTACAGATCAAAATGGTGTTTATGTAACGGCTGACTCACCTGGCTATGTATTATTAAGGACTTATATGATGGAGGGAGCCCAATACTCTAATACAGATAGAGGATGGGAACCACTAGAGAGTTATGAAAATTTCTACACAAGTGATTGGATTTTTGATTATGCTTTGGCTGAATGTAAAATAATGCTTGGTAGGATAAGAACAAAATTTGCACAGTTTGCCTCAATAGGAAATACAGGTATAGCTTTAGATGGAGACGCCCTACTTAGTGAGGGCATAGAAGAAAAACGAGAATTAAAAGAAACCCTAATGTTGGAGGAGGTCTGGGACGGCCTTGGAATATCAATGGGTTAAAGGAGATAAAATGTCAGAATTAACCGCATATGAAAAAATGTTAAAAGATGGATCAGCTTTTAAACCAATAAAGATAGAACAACCAACACCTGATAATCCAAATGGTGGTATGGGTAGAGGAGCCGACCCAGATCATGAAATAGACTACAGTGTATTTGATGATCACATGAAAGGCATGATACAGGAAAAAATAGAAGCAAAGAAATCAAAGGTAAATGGTGGTCCAGAAAGGCCAGGAACACAATCATCACAACAAGATAATCATAGAATCACAAGACTAGAAGAAAGAATTAAACTTCTTGAACAAGCACTTAGTCTTGTAATGGAAACACAGACCAAATTAATGAGAGGATAACATGAGAGTAGATGAAAAAATATCAAAATATCTAAATGAGGAACAGGAAGAAGAATATGATCTAACATTTGATGAAAGAATGGAAGATGATGTAGAAAAACTTCTTAAAAAAGTCAAAGGATATATGGATGATCCGGATTATGATTATGGTGATGCTAGGACAAATGCATACATACCCATGAAATATAAAAAGCAATTTGAAAAGGCATTAGATAAACTAGGAGTCGATTGGGACTAAAATGGGTAAAGCAGCAAGACAAAGACGGCCCGAGTGGCAGTTATATGACATACATCACAATGTAGAACATGATTTATTTGAAGGATACATAACCGAGTTCACAGATATTGCTGGTATAGTATGCAATTATTATATTAGAGATAGAAGAGTTGAGTTAGACACTCTTTATGGTGAGTCAACTAATACCAATTACTTGAAGCCATTAAGGACCAAGCTTATCTATGAACCAACAGAAGAACCAACTCTAACAAGAGGGTTTGGTATTACTTCAGAAGAAGCAATTCAATATGCTTCCATTCCTAAATTTACTTTCACTCGTGACATAAGTGCTGGTTATCACCCAGTACCCGGAGATGTTATTGTAACACCTTGGAATAATAGGGCATATGAGATAGCAGACGTTGCTGAAGAAGAACATATTTTTCAACTCAAAAAATTCATTTGGGGTTTTATACTTAGAGCATTTAGATTCAGCGATCAATCAGATGGAGCAGTTGGACTCAAAACAACCGTTGGATCTAAAGAACCTTTCAGAGATTTCAGAGACCCAACAAATAAAGATATTGATACATTTACAGAACCACTCACTGCATTCGGTGATAATGAGTGGTTAGAAGACGAGAGTGAAGAAATATTTGATTACCAAGGAATAGATACTAGTGTATATGGTTACTAGGAGATAATAAAATGAGATTGAAAAATTTTTTAAAAGAAGGCATGGAAGAAATTCATATGGAAATAGAAAAGTTTCTAAAGAAGAATCCAAATCCAAAGGATAAAGAAATACATGATCTTGCTGATAAATTAGGCATTAACCCACATAGATTTGAGGAGCATGTTTATATGATACTTGGTGACTTACTCAAGAAAGAAGATAAAATACCAGGTGGTAAAGCAGATAAGCTTACAGTAAAAGACATAGCTGATAAGCATAAAGTCTCAGTTGAAAAAATTGAAAAACAAATAGCGATCGGCGTGAAAGTAGAAATGGAACATGTTGATAGTAAAGATTTAGCAAGAGAAATTTCTCTGGATCATCTTGAAGAAATGCCAGACTACTATACAAGATTAGCAAAAATGGAAAAGGAAGGTGGAATAGAACATGAGTAAGCAGGATTTTATAAATATATTCGAAGCTTATAGAAAGATGCTTCCTAAAGATGATTTATCAGAAATGATGAGCCAACCACCAGGTGATAAAGAAAACCTTGACTTAAAAACAAAAGATATGGAACTACTTAGACAGGGTATTATAGCCGAAATGGATGCAGTCAATCTATATGAACAAATGGCAGCAGACGCCACAGACGAAAAAGTTAAAAAAGTAATGTTAGATATTGCTTATGAAGAAAAGGTGCATGCTGGTGAATTTGAAAAGGTCTTAGAAGAAATTGATCCAGACTATGAAAGAGCTGAGGCAGAAGGCGAAGATGAAGTAAGAGATATGGAAGGAGAGGAAAAATAAAAGGATATTACTACTATGAAGTAATCAGGAAAATGATTGTCCAATTTTTGGACGCGTTCAATGATATACAAGTTAAAAGATTAGAGCCAGACAGCAGTACTGTAAGAGAGCTAATACATGTTCCAGTTAAACTTGCTGTAAAAGAAAAATTCTGGTATTGGCTACAAGAACGTAAAGACGATGAAGTGCTTCCAATGATAACTGCATGGTTGAGCACAATTGATTATGCTTCTGATAGACAAGTTAATACATTTTATGAATTATGTACAAGCACTGATCCTGAAACCGGAACTTACGAAAAGTTCCCACATCCAACGCCATATAACTTTACTTTCTCTATGAACATTTGGTCCCTTTATCTATCTGATATTGACCAAATACTGGAACAAATTCTGCCATTCTTCGCACCACATATTTTTATACGTATTCGTATAGATGAACTGGAGATTGAATATGATATTAAAGTTATTTTTCAAAGCTGTACACCAGAAGTAAGTCTTGAAATGTCTGACGACCAATATAGAGTAATTAATTACTCACTTGAATTTGTTGCTCAAGCCTGGTTATTTAAACCAGCTGTCACTGAAGGTGGTTTGGTAAAATGTATATATACAAATTACTCTACGACAGCAGATGCACTTGATAGATCATTAACAGATACAACAAGTACTTTTACATCTGGTGCTTCTGGTGAGGCAACTT